GAGTGCTACCTGCAGCCAGTGTAGTTCGCACAAAATTTAGATCCAGGAACGCGGACCCGTCGACTGCCAGTATTTCCAAACGATAGTTGATACCTTCTTCGCGATTGCGAAATACCTGAATAATTTGCCCTGAGAAAATAATACCGTACTGCGCAGCATAACCTGCTTCGAGCTGTACATAGAAACCTTCCTTGATAATATTGCCTTCGGTTTGAGCATTCAAATTATAGATCATCAGATGACACACGGACGGTTGTCCAGTTGCATACTTATTGATGGTAAACGTGCACCGGAGCTCTGTTACATCCAACGCTTTATCCTCTTTAGTTTGAATTAAAACGCGCCACTGGCGACCATATAATTTATTATTTATCGCACTAAAGGCATTATCAATCGCAGCCTGAGCTGCTGATTTATTATCAGTCCGCTTAATTTTCGTAGTATCGATAAAATCACTCATGGCGTATCACTCCAAATCAACGACCACTCCGTCCCCAGGGTATCAGCAGTCGGCCATTGTTCTTTCACCGCATCACTCTTCGTGATGTACGCGGAGCCAATTTTCAAATAGCCAAACTGCTCCAAAATATTATCGGCGGGGAGGACAGGCAAGTTACGCAATAGCTCTACATCGTTGGTAGTCAGCGATATGAGCCAATAACCAGCGACCTCATTATAACGAGTTTTAAAATGCAGAACTAAATTATTACCATCGACCGGCACCTTGCAACTAAAGGTCTGATTAGGCGCAGCCGTAATCGGTATCACACTATACATTTAAAACACCTCCTATAGTCTACGCACCACATCGCCCATCGCTTTCAATGCACTCTTATTCTGGTTCGACGGAGCTTCCGTTACAGCTTTATTGCCACCGTTAGTTTGATTGGTGGTCTGACTGCGCGCAGAAACCGTTACCTCGGCCACATCACCGACCTGCACCTCTTCCAAGTGGAGCGATGCATGCAACGCGAACTGAGTCTTAACATCGTCCGGACTATTTAATTTAACAAGCAACATGTTGTGATACGTGCCCAGGCGCGTCACTACAGTAATCGGCACTCTGGCTTCAACCATAGACTTCAAAATAGCATACGTGGCAGCGGACCGGTTATTACCAGCCACTACATTACCATTTGTCAAAAAACGGCGGACCCCAAAGTCCACCACAGCATTCAATAATCGATTTGTAGTTTTAATTCCGCTCAGGGAGTTCCCAGGCGTGGCGTCCGACACCATGATTTCAATATCAAGCACCTTCGGCAACACGATAGCATGGTCAGTCATGACCGCCCCGGTTTGCACCGGATAGGTAGTCGCTTTAACCTCTGCCGTATGCTCGGTCTTCATGATGCCATCAAAGGCCAGTCCACCAATAGTCCAGCCGTTAGTCTTGAATATAAACCGCTCCAGATTATTATAACCGGTCGTCAGATCCAGGAGCTTAGTATGACCGGTTAGCTTGGCCACATCCTTGGTAAAATTTAACCAAGCCGGCTTGCTGCTAGTAATCTGCTTCGCATAGTTACCAACGTAGGAGCCAAAGTCTCTCATATAGAAGGATAAGCTCATCCGATACTCCCTCTCCTTTCTCTTACAGCAACAATAGGTCTTTCAGGCATATTGATTGCCGATGAAACTTTACCAGCAACGGCATTGCCAATATCAGCAGCACTCGCATTTGAGTTGGTGACATATACATTAATATCACCGATGCGATTGCTCGTGCTAGTCGTTGCAGGATTCACAAAATAAGACGGACCTCCAAACGGACCGGTCATGGTCCCGATAGAGTCATACAATCTTGCAGCACCCTGTTTAATTTCTTCCATCTTATTCCCGACAGTTTCCACTGCAGCATCCCATTGCACTTCAATAGCATTACCTATCGAGCTTGCCATTTGACTGACCGCAGCACCAACACCACTGCCTTCATTATTAGGCTGCGGTTTATTCTTCACTTCGGAATAAGCAGTATACGCCTGGTTAGCAAGGCCTGCACGATAATCTTTTACAGATTGAGATTGGTCTTCCGGTTTCTCCCAGCGGGTGAGAATTATGTCCGATGCCTCCTGCACGGTTTTTGCATTTTGGAGGTCAGCCCAAACATCAGGAAAATCTTCTTTCAGCTCTTTGATAGCATACTCTAACTGAGCCCCAAATGAGCGACTATCGCTCAAATCGTTGATACCTTTAGACTTCAAATAGGCTTCAAGTTTATCAGCACGCTCACCATTCCATTGAGCAATACCAATTGAACGCAGCCCATTACTATCAATAATGCTGGTCGTAGGGTCTAGACTAGACTCAGCTGTCATATTACCAATAAGACCTGCCGCCGCAACTTCCGACATGCCGCCTTTAACTAAGGCTTCTACACCTGCACCAGCATTGCCATTTACCTCGCCTAAGTCTGGAGCGCCACCACCAAATCCCATTACAGCTGCAGCTTCACTAAATTTACCTTGCAGCAGCAATCCAATAACCCGTCCAATTTTACCAAGCTTGGATAATACCGTAGATAAAACACTGACGAGATTACCGAGAGCAACACCGACTCCCTTCCAGAATGGCATAACACGCGGATCACCGACTAACCACTTAAATAGTTTAATCAGCAGCTTAATAAGATTGGCTACACCCTTACCGAGCTCAATAAATGCCTGGAACATCTCACCCATAGCGTCCGTGAATTCACGAGGTACACCTAAGTCTTTGAAAATGTCCCATAAGCCAGAGAGGGCATCATACACTGCACCAACGATAGTCGATACGATATCCCAAAGTATTCCGAGGAACTCACCTAGCAACCGGATGAACTGTCTGAACCCTTCGGTTTTGCCTAGCTCTTTCAGAAATTTGGCAATAGCCTTAATGCCTTCACTGACTAGCTTAATAAAGTCTGTAAAATGATGCACCAGCGCCTTCATAGACTCGCTGAAATCATCAACTAGACCAACTTCTTGTAATGCATTCCAGAGCTCTCTAAATGTATCAGCAACCAAAGTTCCAATAGCAATAATTAAGTCCCAAACCGCACCAAAGAGGTCTCCCAGTGCGTCCGTAAACTCAGCCAATTCTTTACTTTCAGAAACAGCGTTTAGGAAGTTAAAAATAGCATCGGTGGCAGCATTTACATCGTCGCTAATGCTATTCCAAAAATCAATTAATTTTTGCCAGTAAGGACCAAGCTCTGACTCTTTACCATCCATGTAAGCATAGAAGTCGTCGAGCAGCAGTAACAGCATACTAATTACGGCTACTAGCCTACCGACCGGACTTGCCCGGAGTAATGCAAAAAAGGCCCCCATAGCAACAGCCGTTACTTTTATACTGTGCGGGAGCCTATTCCAGATATTAAGTAATCCCATACCGAGGGTCTTAAGCGCCCTCATGAAATTAAGTCCAATATTAATAAGATAGCCCAGCCCATCTGCAATATTACGAGTTATGCGTGGCATGTTATTTTTTATGTACTCGTTCATGGATCGTAGCGAGAATCCTGCCTTTTCAAGCGGACCGATAAAATCCTTTACCAAGTAATAACTTATCCACTTGATAGCATAACTGGCCTCCTGCTTCAAGCGGGTGAACTCAAACATGACGTCACGAACTTGCTTCATCACAGAGCTATAATCGCCATCAGGTGTTATCGATTGAGCATCTTGCAGCAATGCATTATAACGGCTGCGCAGCTCCATATTGGTCTGCACATCAGCTGCAGATTCCCCCAGAGCGTCCAGGGCCTCTTTCATCTTGGTTGCTTGGCCGGTAGATATCATCATGGAGGTGGCATATTTTTGCATCGCCAAATCCTGCTTGGACGCACTTGCCACCATGCCGGTAATACTACCAACGATACCCGAAATAGCACCGATGACAATACCACTAGCCTTACCCCATTGAGCCGCATTCGAGGTGATCTTAGCCGATAATCCATTAATGGCCTTATCCGCCTCAGCAAAATCCGACTTATCGATATCTACACCGAGCGCTATCAAATACGACTCTATAACATTATCCAACTAATCCACCTCCCTTTGCGATGCAGCGTAATCTTCTGCGCGACGTTTATTCTCGGCCATGACTGCCATTATTTCGTGCGCATCCAATAAGTCCTCCAGGCTATATGTTCCGTCAAAAACCTCATGCTGTTTCCACATTCCATGAAAAACCGGAGCAAAAGCAAAATTATCTAAATTCACGCATTCGACGACTTGGTAGCCGAGGTACTGTTCAGACTCGTCACTAAGGAACTCAAGCCGCCGTCGTTGAAAAAACCAAGTAAATTAAATAACAATGCTTCAATAGTCAAGCGTAAAATAAGTCCAGTATCCGTATCTACGCCAATAATACCCCAGCGCCCATTGGCACCAATAACAGGTGTCAGTCCTGCAGGCAATACTTCATAGCACACTTTCAAGCAGTCCTTCTGGAGAGCCGTGAAATCCTCACGGCTCATTTTAAATAAGGTAGAAGGGAGCATTTCGGCAAAGCTATCTGCAGATGCGTCTGGAGTTTTAGTCCCAAGGAACTTATCCTTATTTCCCATAATCACCGGTAAAATCTTCTCGAATAAAGTAAACGCAATATAGGAACCAGTGAGGGCATCGAAACGCTTCACCTGGAACTTACGTTCACCAACTTCGAATTCTTTAAATTCTGCTCTGCTCATTACTTAACCCCCTATGCAAAGTTCATTTTCTGTACATCAGCGAACATCAAAGTCCACGCAACACGTTGGCCTTGAGCCTGGAACGGTTCGTCGGCTTCCTTATTAAAAGAGCCACCTGTAGCAATGGTCATTTTACCCATCTTAGGAGCGCGGATAGTTAAAGTAATTCTAGCCCATTCATCGGTATCGGCTGCCCAGCAGTAGTTAAAACAACCCTGTAGCCAATTATGCAACGCGGACGTTTGCTGCGCATTAATGGTAATCGTACCATTATTACCTGCGATTTTAGATACCATAATATGGCCATCTGCAGCCACATCATGTGCAGTACGTTCTGTCATTTTATTAATAGTGAAGTCACCGATGCCTTCACCCTCCATAGCGAACTGGCCATAGCTAGGGTGAGAGAGCACCGCGGATACATCAGTAAAGCTATACGTAGTATGTGCTTTTGGCATAATTTATTCCTCCTTCCCTTAACGGTTAACGTCGACCTGGATAGTAATGTACTGATATGCACCGGATAATTTAAGCGACACATAAATAGGTGGAGACTTACGAGCATCACGATCCGCCTGCGACTGGTCATTCACCGGCTCGGACTGAATCAAGTAGCCGTTAGGCAACACGTCGCCATATTTTAAATTTAAAATATTAGACCCCATCCATTTACCGGACTCAGCAACGAATCCAATTCGACGGTAGTCTTCACATACTTCAGTAATCTTAGTAATGATTTGAGTAACGCCCGTTTCTTCACCGGCAATCTTATCCACCGTATAAAGCAAGTCCATAATGGCAAGCTGGGTGTCATTCTTAAACTTATCTGTAAAAATAAGTTCATCAAACCAGGTCCCGTCAGCTAACTTACCAGGTTCAAAGCCATCATATTGGCCACCGCGATTAACATATACATTGACGTTCGCCCCTGTAATCTTTTGAAACTCCGTAGAGCTTAAGCGGCTGGTGCTGTTTTCAGTTTCAACACCGACCTCAGCTTTATACCCAAGGGTATATGCACTTTTCGCTAACCCGGTCATGGACCCCATCGCATACCCGATAACGCCCAAAATAGCGTCCGGATGCTTAGTCGAGAATTGACCAATGGATCGGCGGAACTTTTTATTCTTAAGCATCACACCTACGCTATCATCGGACTGAGCCTTTACACTGGCATCAGAGGTGGTATAAGCAAGCACACTATCAGGAGTGACCGCTTCAATATATTCGGCTAATTCAGCAATCTGAGATGCCTGCAAGTCTGCACAAATATAACCGACATACCAGTCGCTATTAATTTCACGACAGGCCTTCAATGCATCAAGCGGTTTTTCACCGGTCTTAAGTGTTCCGACTAAAATGCGTGGTGGCTTACGACGACCACCGAATAATAACTGAGCAGCCTTATATAATCGGCTTTCAGTGGTGAAACCATCCTGCGCCATTTCAGTCACACTATTATACAAGCGCACACGTTCATCGGCAGGGATAACTGCGTTATCACCAATAATGCAGCACAAATCAAATGCCTTACGCGTCGCGGACACACTAGACAGGTTCACAACGATGCGCACAATGTCATCCATAGGCAATGGTACTACTGGCATACTTTATTCCTCCTTCGGTTCATTTACAAAAATCTGAACATCTTCGATACTGCCTACATCTTCTTCCACGACATACAACTCATTGAATCGCAGTCGCATATCCCAGCGCTCCCACCAGCGGCCATTGAATAGCTCCGGTACACGCAGCGCCTGTGGATAATCCGTGACGAGGGCAATATCATTTTTAAAATAAAAACGGCGCGCCTTCTGTAAAAACACACCGTCCTTAATCTGATTCTGGACATCACAAGCATGAGGTCCATATGCAATTAAATAAACCTCCCATACGCGCGTACGAGAGGTCGACTTTATAACAGTTTCTTCATTCGGATGATAGAGACTACTGCGGAACTTAGAATACTCATCGTCAAGCTCGCTCAAGCGAATGAATAATTTATCCTGATCATGTTTCCAGCCCGGAACCCCAGTCGCTTGGTAGCTAAACACTATCTGCTTATTATCGAGGGGCAATTCCAGAATGTCACATAAGAGGTCTCGAAATAGATTCTCCACCTCGACAAATGTTCTCTTAGGCATCATCGGTCACCTCCACATAGGTGGCAATAGCCTTATAAAAGCCGTTTTCATTGAAGTCATCCGCATGGATAATCTTATAACGCTTCTTCTGATATTCGATAAACATGGCCGGCTCGCCGTCACTAAATCTCATCGGAGCCTTAGTCAAAAATGTCATGGATCCAGAAACTCTATCAGCTTCCGGCAACATCTCTAAATCATCACCACTAGTAGGTCTAGCCACTCCGGTGACAGCCTTCGATTTAGTCACAACGCAATGTCGACCATTAATCCACTCAGAGCTATTTGCCACTAATGTGAATAGGGTGCAAAAATCAGGATCATACAATAAGAAACTAATATCAAGCATCACACATCCCCCTTATCCACAACATAGGTTATCGCCTGACGCATAGCACCGGTATCAATAAGCGGGCTCTCCGAACCTTTTTTTATTATGGTTTTAGGAGAGTTTGGTGCCCAGCCATTAGCTGGATGTTCAAACCAGCCTTTGGCCATAGCAGCTCCAAACATGCCTACCTTTCGATAACCAGTATCTCGACCGGTCCGCAGATACAACTTTACCGCTTCGCTCAAATCGACCTTTATCGCGTCCTTGTGATAATCCATAGCCGGCTCCAGCACTGGGCGCGGTGGACTATGCCAGAGAGGTGAGCCATGCGACTGCACATACAGCTGATAGGCTTCACTGTACTTCTTCCCCTGGTCCATGTCTGACTTCATGTCCTCGCGCATAGATTTCTGACGTACGCCATGAGTATGTATATACAGCAGCTCCGCATTAGTAATGCCACCGCCACCATCAGCGGACCGTGAACTATTTGCTTGCGGGATACCAACTAGCACCCGTGTCTTTGCAATCTCACGAATACGCGCTTTAAAGGCGGCCATATTACTTTGCCGGGTAACAGCAGCTCTCACCATACGGTCATTCCACCTTTACCTACCAGCTTCGCGAACTGGACTAACTGTTGACCATAAGTCGTTTGACCATAGGTGCCCCAGCCGGCGCACTCATTCGCAATGCTCGAAACATCATAGGAAATCGACATGTCAGTCACCGACTTGGAACTAGCAACACCTCTACTCAGGCCACCTTCAATAGTGTCAGCCGTAGCAGGATTAGCAAGTAGCGTTAAGTGGTGCGCAATAAATAAGCCCATACCAATACGCCACCACTCATGCCACCTTGCATACGATAATGAAGCATGAGCGATTTGCACCCATGCCTCAATCATTTCTTCGCTTACATCTACGAACTTTGGATATAGCGCCATAAAATCGGTAGCCGTGAACGATGGATTTTCACTACGACGAATATTACTAGCCGCAACGATTGCCTGGTATACACTAGTAATAGCCATAACGATTACTCCTTCGCAGCAGACTTACGAGTCCGACTAGTGGTTTTCTTTACCACAGGTTCAGGTTCTTCCACCGGGGCCTCTACAGGTTCTTCCGTTTTCTTTTCAACGGCCACCTGCGCCTTCTGCTCAACCGTAGATACAGAACCTTCAGCTACAGCCCATTTAAACAATGGATCGTGCGCCACCCAGTCCGGAACTTCGGTCACGTCGCCTTTACGCACATAAACAATTTGGTTTGTGTCAGGATTGCGGAACCCTAATGCTTTCTTCGAGAATAAAAACATCGAATCATCCTTTCCTTAAATTCCGTCGCGGTAGCTAAACGGTTCGAAATAATGAACTTTTACGACACCAACGTTGGCAGCATATAAGCTATCATAACTAGCAGTCCCAACAACCGGCTGAGTCATTACACGCTGCAACTGTACAGGCATATCCATATCCACAAAATAGTCGTCATGGACATAGGCCACCATGCGGTCAGTACCACCTACACCGGAACCTGCGCACCAACGACATTCGCCGATAAATAAGTCGACACCTTTATCCTTCGCGATATTATTGGACTTCAAGTATTCCAATAAGCTGATAGAGCCATTAGCGCCAGCGATGGAAAATGGAGTTTTCACGAGGTAGGCATACTGCTGAGGTGGAATCAAAATATGGTTCGGAATCGCACGGTTATCATAACCGGAGTTAGCCCAGGCATCTAAGATAGTGCGGTTGATATCTTCTAAGATTTCATCGATAGTCTTATTGGCCCAATCAGTCTTACCAGCCTTGCCAGTTGCCACAGAAACAGCTGCGACATTCTCCTGGTTTACCAAACCCTTGGTTCCGTATTTAGGTAAGCCTACATAAGTATTAGCATCCATATATTTATCAAAGTCTAAACGGACGCCATCGTCGTACATCTTTTCAATGCTGCGACCAGTTACGGTACCACGCTGCACGTCAATAAACTTTACAGACATAGCGATTTCATAAGGCAACACAGGCCATAAGTCCTTGGTCACGTCTGCCTGGATACGACGAATCGCATTCTGCACGCCACCAACGCTACCATCAGTGCCACCACCAACTGCAGCATAGTTAACGTTAAAGTTGGAAGTCGCTTCAATCCAGCCGCCGCCAGCATTGATAGTAATATCACGAGCATAAGTGGTGGAAGTCAACGGTTCACGCAATTTAGGGTCTTGCTTTTCGAGCTCGGACTCCAAAAACGCTAAGCCACTAGATACAGCAGCAGCGTCCATAGTTGGCACGGCGCCACCAGCCATAGATGGCAATGTAATTCTCTTCATATATTTATCCTCCTGTTCCTAGATACCAGCACGAATTAAAATGGTGAGTTCTGCAACATTGTTGCTGTCCTTACCGGTGGACCAACGCACGCCCGTGAGCTCTACAGTATTGGAGCCATCAGCTTCAGCAGCGAATCCATTCTTAGTCGCAATATACGCATACACTTTGCCACCAGGCTTAGGCGTGCCCTTCAAGCATTCAACTACCACAGAGCCACGTTCCAATACATCGCAAGCTTCTTCCGGACGGTACACGCCCATAGATTGGTTCGGCCATTCGGTCGCAGATTTAACACGACGCAATGCTACGCCCGCGAACTTATCTGCTGTATGACCATCACCAAATAATTGCACCGTGCCATCATCATTGAGGGCTACCGGTGCACCAAATACGATATTATCCGTATCTTTCTTTACAGCAAAAGTACGAGATACTTCATCCCCGTGACGACTAATCTGTCCTGGGTACCCATTGTTTAAAGTTGTTCCAATTACGCTTCCTGGCATGATTATTTACCTCCTTTATAATGCGGATTAAACTTGCGGCAGGCTTCCCCAAAATTGCCTTCCGCTTTGCTATCAGTAGTCTTGCGACTATTTAAAGCAGCATAGCCACCAGCAATAGCCGGTTTAGTTTTAGCTGTCTTTTTATCCATATACGGAGCCAACGCAGCACGCAATGCATCAGTCGCCTGTTTACGTTCTGCACCTTTCATCGCACAGATAACAGGTTTCATCTTGCGGAATAAGTTCAACGCGATAGCCTTATTCGCAGCCTGTTGTTCTTCCGATTCATCGTCACAGTCTTCGGTCATATCTTCAGGATCCACGGTAACAGATTCTTCGCCATCATCGTCCGTGGCTTCTTCAACACCTTCGGACAATTCATCTTCGAGCTGCTGCAAGTCGTCCGGTTCTTCATCCATTGCGAGTTGCGCTTCTTCAAGGCGACGCACTCGCTGCAACAATGGAGACAAGGCATCATTGATTGCAGCCTTAACTTCTTCATCCGTAGCTACTTCCTTTTCCGCCTCGGTTTCGCTGTCCGCCTGTTCTTCTTTACCAGCGATAGCTTCCGCAGCTTCCCTTAATTCTTCAGAGGTCGTATCCTCGTCGTTCACGAGGGCGTTAAACATACGATCCCAAATGCTTACATTTTTCTTTGCCATACGTTTCCTACCTTTCTTTACATTAACAACCTGACTATCTTTGATAGCCACACGTGCTCCAGCACGTCCATTAGCAACAACCGCCACATGATTGCAGATGATATTAGATTGCTCTAAGCCATCTTTAAAGGGCTTATATTCACAATAATACCCGGCACTGATTTCACGCTTGCCTGCTTCAATCTCCGCGATTAAAACCGCATCATAGATTACAAGGTCAGCAATAACCAAATCGGATTCATCGCCGGAACCACGACGCACATTTTGACAAGTGCCACGAGCATACGCAGTTGCATTGGTCGGTTCCAAAAATCGAGATGGATGCTCATCCGTAACTGGTTTGCCTTCAAAGCTCGCCAGCGTCGCCGGGGCAAATACCTCGGCATCATTACGGTACACATCAACAATCTCCTGGTCCGGTTTTTCAACCTCGCTCCCCAAATACTGCTGTACCCCCGTGCGCGCCAATGGCACGTTGTGACAAATTAAAAAGCCCTCCGGTGTCCGGGTCATATTGGCACTGAACCTGGACCCATAAAATGCCTTGGCCATTATCACATCACCTCCTTTCAGCGGCATTTTATATATGAAAAAACCGCCCTACGAATAGAGCGGTTAAATCAACTTAAGTAAATCGGCCTTCGTCACGCGTACGATACGACCATTCTGATGCATGCGATATGAATTTTCAGTAACTTGACTGCGACTCACCAGGGGCTCGGCATAACATCGGCAGTTGAAGGTTTCACCTGGATGATAATCACCATAAGGCTTAACCTTATTCTCCCTGAATAGTCGCTCCGGGTTCGGTGGATCGTGCCAGCTACACAACACCCCGTCCATGCTACTATGGCTATGACGAGTACGCGCATCATGAGAACTGCGCCAAAAGTAATATTCAGCACCGACCAAGTCACAATCACTACGCAGCAGCGCGGTTTGAGTTTTCGCTGCTTCCGTTCGAGCAATCAACTTAGCCCTTGCCTTGCTCCGCTTCGGGAATAACTTGTGCAAGTCCTTCTCGATGTCTTCCGGGCGCCTCCCTTTCAAAGTTTCCCGCATAATATAAGCAGTGACATCATCGGCCACACTAGCCGGCAACGATTTAATGAGCTGCGCATTCTCCTGAGCAATGCGTCGCACGGTCTCACCACGAGCCCCTGCAAGGTCATCCATGAGCAGGTCATATATCAGTCGACCGTTACTATCCAGGCGGGCAGCTTCTCTCCAGGACCGGCCAATGTCACCAAATAGGTTACTAACCATCATTCCAGCCGTGGCCTGTGCAAAATCTGCAAATGCCTGTGACTCAATATATTCGTTGATTTTTTCGAGCATATTATTCGACGACAGTGACGTTACGCAAATAAAAAAGCTGTCCTCCAGCAACCTGGTGACAGCCCTCTGATACGCCAGCTCCGTCCGACGCTTAATAGTCCACTTCGACATAGGCGCTCCTTTTATTTATCGGTAGCAGGTGGTTCTTTATTAAAAAGACCCTGCAATCCAGTTTCACCGACCGCAGTAACATCATCATCCGCAGCAGCGATATCATCATCGGTGATATTCGTCCACATGCTCGTTCGCTTGCTAGACTGCTGCAATTCTTGCAAGGCAGTCTTCTGCGATATAAGCCCAGCCGTGAATGCCTGAGTAACTGCCGCGGTCTGCTGACTTCCCAAATCCTGCTTTTCAGCTTCATTGGCTCGGCGAACTGGATTGAAATTGAAGTCCAAATCATTCGGAACCGAACCGAGCTCAGAGGTAAATATAATCGGCAGCAGCTTATCCAACACCGGGCGCAATCGCGTCTCCTGCTCCTTCTCGATTAAATCATAGTAGTTCTGCATATCGGACTCGCCCGTTGCATTCATGCCTGCAGGCGAACGACCAAATAATTTAGTCACCGGAATGCCACAGGCCCCGGAGACATCCATCATGAACCGGTCATATATTTCACCCAGGCCACCAAAGGCGAACTGGTGAGATTCATATGCATCGTTGCTACCAATAATCTGCAGCGCGTTATTATTCATGATGGCATTCATGCCCTCGATAGTTCGATATAATTCCTCGACAGTCTTCTCGCCACCAAGCCCGAATATCTGCTCCATGCCTTCCATTTTAAAGACGCGGATATTAGCCATGAACGTCAAGCACGCAATATTCCAAGATACGTTATCCCGCTTATTGAGCTCATCGAATACCTGCTCCAGCTCCGACATACCCCAGTAGTTCTCTGCCAGCATTTCCATGTATGGCAGCTTCGCCCCCAGAAATCTAACAACACGCGAATAATGAATGCGCATCGTATTTTCAACGCGCGACTCGGACAAGGTGATATCGTAGTATTTAGGCAGCCCAAACTCAGGACTATTTATATTAGTAATGAGTTCACTCTCCGGATTGACCCCGGTCCACCGATCCACGATTAAAAGTCCCTTGAATGAATCTGGCATTACCTCGTCCAAGTCCAGGGGCTCTTCCAACTTATCCTCCTGGCCATCGATAATAATAACCCCGATAGCGCCACCATACAGGCGACCCCAGTACAGGCCTTCCCTGATACGTTCAATCACCCCGGTTCTGCGCATGCAGCCTTCCACCCTATCGCGCTGGTCCGGAGTAATATCAGATACAATATCAAATCCATTCTTCAACATGTCGTCTGGAATCGCACTAATAATATTGCGCACCACCCAGTGCGAACGATACATGGCATTCAATTTATTGAAGTCCCAGCTCTGCCGGGTCAGCGGGTAAGATGTTGCATTAAGCAAGTTAGGCATGCCATAGCCGGTACGCGCAGCAACGTTCTGAAAAGCATCACTAACGGCTGCAACTTGCTTCACCGGCTTAGACACTTTATCGACCGCCCGCTTCCGTTTATTTTTCTTCACTTGGCAACCTCCATCTCTTAATCAAAGTATTCACTAAATATCTAATTGCGTCCATTGCGTGGTCAAATTGTTTCATCGGCTGCTCGACCCCGCGTTCCGCAGCCTTCTCATCCCAGAGGTACGACATGAACTCCTTAATCATATTCTTGCAAGCCCTGCGCACCCGCAACCGGCGCATGAAAAGAGCACTCGCAACCTTGCGAATGCCATTGAGCACATCATTATCTGCATCTTTTACACGATACCCATTCTGCCGCAGCAGCAGCTTAAACGATGCTGCAGAGGGGTCAATAATTACAAAGTCCGGATAGTCCTCACCGACGAATTCCTTAAAGTCCTTCAGATACTGCATGTCAGTCTTCTGCACACCTCGGTCACGACCACTATAATAATATTCCCGGTCAACCCATACGGTCTCGCCATCATCGTAGCAATCCAGGAATACCATCGGGTTAGACGTCCCATAGTCAATCGTGATATACCGACGAGCATTAGCGCGAACCTCCTGCGGGAGCTCATCATAGAGATTGGCGTCAGTAAACATGTCATAGATAATACCGTCGGCCATAACCCATAATCCCAGGATAAATCGCTTATACCAAAGCCCCGAATACATACGCTTGTAGCGTTCCTTCACCACCTCGGACAATGACAAGTTATCGTCCATGGTGAAATGCAGATGCAGAATCCGCTTCTCGTCGCTCTTATCGATATATTCAGACTTAATAAAATGATAGGGCGACTCCGGGTTGCAGTTCATCCATATTCGGGCACCCTCTACAGAGCAGCGGCCCATCATCTGATTTACAAATGATTCGGGGAACAACGCAACCTCGTCCGCAAATGCTCCTGCAGCAGTCAACCCCTGGAGCGTGTCCTGGCTAGCTTCATTGGCAGCGCCGAAACAAAAATAAGTATTGCCACCGCAGGTGATAGTGTTAGTCGAGCGATTATAGATATAGCCGATGCCCTTCGCATCCAGAATCTGGAGCATAGGCCGAATCACATTTCGCTTAAGCGCCCCCATTGAACGACCAGCCATTATGAAGGCCTCACCGGTGAACGTAGCCAGCGACCAGGTGACGAATGAATCAATCATCGATACCGTCTTGCCGGAACGTATGCTCCCGTCAGCAATAATGGTGTCGTAGTCATAATAAGGGCTCTTGGGCAACCACCATGTGAGCACCTGCAGCTGGCGCCGAGAAAATGGTTTCCATGCAAACGACGAGTTACGCTTCTGCGTCTTTCTCGATATTACCGGTTTCTGCATCCGCCCAAGCCTCCTCTACACGCCCATTCAATGCATCAATATATGGAGAGATATCCGTAGTGTCCTCCACATCATCCTTCAACTTCATGACCTCGACCTCGGTCTTTAACTTATTAATACGATACCGTTGCTCCTCGGTCGCCAGAGGGCTCCGACACAATTCTTCGTACTGCCGGATCATCCGAGTTAACGTATCCATCGCACGGGCCTGCGCATATATAAACTTCTCCTCACGTTCAACCGCAGATATGATATGGTCCTCTGCAGATGCCGTTGTCTCACGTCCCAGGCCCGTGACCTTGGTGGTGGTTTTAGTCGTTCGATACGATATATTATCGGCAGCACTCTCGACATACATTAGATTCTGCAACCTGAGTATTGCCGCAAACTTTATTTGGATATTGCCCCAGAGTATATCTAAAGGGCTAGCTTCCTGCACGTCCATCACGATTGCCAAAGTCTCCTTCGGTAAATATTTTGCATAAAAGCCGTGCGTCGTCGCATTCTGATTTTTAAATGGAGCACCATGCCCTACAGCATTTCGGTTCCCTTTCGGAGCCCCTACCTTGGTTGTAACCTTCTTCGGTTTGGTTGCAACTTTTTTCTCCTTGGTTGCAACCTTCCAATATCTGGTCGCCCAGGACTTCACCGTAGAAACTGACACCCCGTACTTATCAGCAATCTTCTGATACGTCATGCCATTTTGCTTATCCCTGTAGGCGTCCTCATGTTGCACTACACACTCACCACCTCGCTTCAAATTGTTTGTTTTGCATAAACAAAAAAAGCAGCGGTAAAAACCACTGCTTGACTACGAATGGCAATGTTAAGATTTTAACCATTCCTCGGCTTCATTTTCGAGACTTGTTTTGCGAGCTCGATAATCCTTGCCAGAATATTCCTTAGAAAAATTATCATTCCACTGCGGTCCTTTACATGCAGTATAGAAACTTACCAGCATGCTGTCCTCTTTTTCACCTTTGCCACCCCACTTAGCCTTTGCAGCATTAAGAGCCTCACCAGCAGATGACCCTTTGCTAATTTTACCATGAAGGAAACTAGATATTTTTGCTACAGGTCCAGAGAAACTTTCCGACTGATGTTTCAATAATTCTAATGCTTCCGACTTTTGTTTTGCACCTAAATCGAAATTCCCTTTTGAGCTTTTATTCGCCCCAGCAGATTTCTTGCTTGAAGAACCACCACCGCCACTGGTGAACTTTCCATCATCTCCACGAGGATGGTCTTCCTCTTTAAACGCAGCGTCAATTACGCTTACCATGCTATTCAACGTTGACTTTTTCATATGCTTCCCCTCCATCGTATTCCAATAATAGAATCTGTTCTCTTATCTTTCATTTGTTGTATATTAACTTATTCTCAGTTAATTCTCAAGTAGTTCCGCAAGATAAATTTCGGTATTACCACGAATTACACGTATTGCATGAGATGAACCAACTAACTCGGAATACCGCTTAACAATGACATCACAATACACTGGATCCAGCTCCATAGCGCAGCAGCGACGCCCCGTCTGCTCACTCGCAATAAGAGTAGAACCGGAACCGCCGAATGGCTCCAGGACAATGTCACCTTCACGCGATGAGTTCTGAATACCACGAGCACACAGCTCAATAGGTTTCATGGTAGGGTGCTCACCATTCCGCAACGGCTTATTCACACGCCAGATAGTATCAAGAGCAGTGCCTTCGTTATAGAGCACCTCGAACCGGTCAGTCTTAATCACGATATGCTGCGTGTCCGTTTTCAAATGCAATAAATAGTCATCCCCGGACTTTTCAACTTCGACCGGCAACAAATCATCAATCACCGTTCCTTGTTTGCGACCACCATACCACTTATGCGACGTGCCAGGTTTCCAGCCATATAGAATAGGCTCATGCATCCACTGATAGTCTTGGCGCCCCAGAACAAATGAGTTCTTCACCCAAATAAGAACCTGCTTAAGCAATAGCCCTGCATCGCCAAATGCATTACGGAACGCATTCCCGGAGCCATCTGCATGGCATACATAAATAGGCGCTCCAGGCTTCATGCCTGCGTACATAGCTTTAAAGGCAGCCAGCAGGAACTGATAAAATTCATCGTCGGCCATAGAATCGTTCATGATAGTTAAGCCGGTGCCGCCCTCATAGGCAACATTATATGGCGGGTCCGTAAATACCATGTCCGCTTCGTCCCCCCCCAGTAGACGCAATACGTCTTCCACGGAAGTTGAGTCTCCACATAATAATCGATGATTCCCCAGGATCCATAAATCACCTGGCTGGGTTATGGTATTTTTAGTCGCAGAATCAACTGCTCCTTCAACATCAAAGTTATCGTCCTGGACAACACTACTTTCAGCTTCCCCCAGGATGCGGTCAATTTCATTCGCCGTATAACCGGTAAGCTCGACCATATCGTCGGCCTCTTTCAATAATTCAGCCAGCAGAGAGTCATCAATAGTCGCCAGCTCCGCCAGTCTATTATCAGCGATTAGGTCTGCCCATTCAGCAGCTTCGCTTTCGTAGTCCTGGAGGTCCACCGGCACCGTCTCCAGATTTAAGAGTTGTGCAGCTAGCAATCGACCATGACCTCTTACAATAAACCCGGAGCGTTTCGATACCGTGATTGGAGCTCGCCAGCCTTGCGTATTAATAATTTTAGCGAGCAGCTTAATCTGCTTATCCGGATGCGTATTCGGGTTTCGCGGATTGGGGATAACCGATTCAATCGGCATCATCTCATCAAACGCGCAATGCACAGCAACCATTAATATTCCACCTTTCGCCTTACAAAATAAAATAGGCACCACAACGGGTGCCTACTTTACGTGTCTCAATCGATTATTAAGTTTAAGGAGTGAAACGATTCATTACATTTATTTCACACTATCATTATAAAACACTGAAATTGACATGTCACTGACAATTTACTGACAATCTTGTCAAGCCCCTAGGCTATACACCCCGAACAACAACACCGACATATCTTTCAAACCTTGATTCAAGGCTCGGTACCCGGTTCTTTCTGACACAGGAATCATTAATCCATCCACAACATCCAGCATATCAAGTCCGTCGATTAGGCAATATTTGAGAATATCATAATTGATTTTCTTCTGACTTTCACACCGCGCACGGTAGATCGTGAGCATCGCATCGATATGCTCTAGCATGAGCTCCGTTCGCTTCTTGCTAGCCATCAGAGCCTGGAACTTAATAAAACCATTCGAGTCGAATATCTCGGTAAGGATTAGCCCCAGGGAGGTAGGCACCGAGTCTTCAGCGGAAAAGATTGCCTCTTCGCAATGGGTCTTCAAATTCTGATATTCCCGCAGCAGGCGCTTGGTATTTTCAATAGCATGCTTCGCCTGGTTCCGACGCTGCTGCTCATGCTTTTTTATGTAAACATTAATAGCGGTCTCGGACGCTAGTTTGATAATTTCTTCTTTAGTCATACACACCATCCCCCTCTAGTTCAATAATTTCCATTCCCAGGGCTAGCGCATATGCACGCTCGGCAATGCAACCTTTAGATTGGGTCCAGTCGCCGGCCAAATAAAACTTGTCGCATGTCCCGATTAGTTCGAGACACATATCCAGTCCATCAATATAGTCCATGACCTTATATAATTCTGACCACATCGGCACCGGAGATATTACAAGGTCATCCGGATTCGCCTCATGCAGCATCGCAATAAGGACCTGAATCCGTTTAAGGTTTCGAAAATCACCGCCGTACGGGTGAGATAAATAACAAATCATTCCAGCACTCCTTATTTTTTAATCGAATTTTTACTTAAGCAATAATAGTCCTTTTTCTCGTACCGTGAAATATACGAATCCGAGAATCTTTTAAAATAAAGCTCAATGGCTTTCACTAACTCTTTGTTCATCTTCCTCACTCCCATCTATCTTCCGGAATTGGTAGAGGCTCCCCGTTATCATCTAAGAAGTGTAAGCCCAAAAGAAAAACCGTGATAATGGCGCCGCCCATATCAGTGCCGTTCGCTCTTGAAAATTTAAAAGAGACTTCAGTTCGTAAGTTTTTATTTCTTAATCTCAACATAATGTCCATCACATCACTACCACTTACGCCCATCGGCACTTCAATGCTACATTCTTCCTGTTCGCTTATCGCGGCTATAAGAACCTTAAACCAGACATCATCATAAAAATCAAATTTTGCATTATTCGTTTTCGTCATTTTTCTCACTCCTATAATTGCTATTCAACAAATTAATATTTCCTTCTTTAATGACGTTTTATCCATTACCTTTTACCGCCCTCACATCCATAACTTCAAATGCACCTGCAGCGATGACCGCGGGCAATGAATATAACCCCATGCGATTCCGATTTCGCCAATAGAGGTCTATCCAATAGATGATTAAAAAATTGGACTCCTCCATAGATTCGTACCAATTTTCACGTTTAATAATTCGCTCCTGGAAACGGTCCGCAGCCTCTTTCGCCTGCCGCTCGGTGAGCTTCCGCAGCACCGATAAATATTGCCTTCTACGTCTCAATCTGATTCCTCATCTCTTAAAATAACCGTATTAAACATATGAGTGATTGTGCGTACATGTTTATGACGTCGTTTTAACTCAGCCAAAATATCGATAACATTAGCCTCGGTTAAATATCCCAGTACATCACCACCGCAAATATCCTCATCCACGGCATAATCGAGCCCGCCTTTAGGATTAAGCAAAGCCATTTCCCAAAGGCCTCTATCGCCGCCATAAGTAAACGGTCCTCGGACAACAGAAACTCTATAGCCATCTGGCAACCTAAAAATATACTGCGCCTTATGAATTTCTTGCTCGAACTTAAAAAATTTAAGTTTCTCCCATTTTATAGTCATGGATTAACTTCACCACCTCTATTTCAACACGAGGTCTAGCCTTATCAATACCAGCGATTCGGCTATCACCATAATGCATAATCTGCTGGTCGTCCTTGATAATTTTAGCAGCCTGCAGGATATCCGACGTAGCCTGCAATAGACCGATTAGGTCCGGCCAATATCGTTTATCCGGTAGCCAATATTGGCACACCACGATGACCGGATCCGTAATCGGCGATTTATTGTATTGAGCCTGAAGAATTTTCTTTGCTTCCTTCTCATATTTTGCATAAGCCTTAGCCGGTAGCATCACATGCCGGCCTTTCACATGTACGATTTGACCGTGGTTTTTCTTCGTCGCAGGTCTTCCAACAATTACAAATTTCATGCGATACCCCTCAGTCTTTAAACATGCCCTTCTCCGTCATGTAACGTTTTAGGCTTTCATAATCATGCACACCTACATCAGGCACAGGCTCTTTTTCTTCGACATCCACATCAAAAGACACATCCAGCAGCTTCTGCTCTTCAGCTCTAACACACTGCTGCATGAGCTGCGATAACACCGGAGAGCTCTCCACCATCTTCGTGAATCGCTCACAATCAACCCTGCGTTTAACTTCGGCATCATAAAACTTCATGAACTGCGCCCGTTTAGTCGGTAGTGAAGTCTCGTCGCCATAGCACAAGTCGCGCCAGCCAAAGTTCTCTGTTATCTTCCGCAGCATAGCCGGTAGCATTAGTCGCCCGCCTTCAAATCCACCTTTTTGGATTGCAGTCAGCACCATCGACCAAGCCTCATCCGCCTGGATATACCCGGTGCCGGTTACATAGGCCATGACCGACAATGCCTTTTCCCTGATCGTTGATATTGACGGAAAAAATCGCTCGGTGCAGATTACATCTTTCACAGCGACCTGGAGCGCTGCAGGGTGGATGTCCTGCAGCATTTCAGTATACAGCCGGAGCTTCGCCTGGAGCGCTTGCGGTTCCAGGCGTAAATCATACGCGCGGGTCAGAGGTAGCAACGTAGCTAACGTCAATTGTTTCTGGTTCGCCACCATCATCACCACCTTCCAATTCAGCCATCAATGCGGCATATGGATCCGACAACCTATAAGTCTCGGACTCATTGAGATAGCCTTCAAACTTAGTCCCAAATAGAGTTTCTGGTCTGAGGTATTTTGACATCTTCGGATCATGCAGCCATTGCTTGGCCTTCTTAGCAATAACGACTTTGAAGTCATCCAAGCCAAAGCCTTCCTTGATGCGGGTCTCAATAAGCCTCCTGGTCTTCGGGGTATTCGCTCTATAATGAGCGCCGGTCTGCTGATTTAAAAACTCAACAACCTCGGCCACTAGATTTTTTTTCGCATCCAAAGTCGGGTTTCCCGACAATGTATTTACTACTTTACTTTCCTTTACTTTACTTTCCTTTACTTTACTTTGTGTACTTCTGTCTACATTAACCGAGTTATTGTATACATTAACTGAATTATTGTCATCAATAACATCATCTAAGACTACGTTATTGTATGCATTAACGTCCAAAAGCAAGTAATTTTTATTTAAAAAAACTTGTCGTCTACGGCTAACCGCCTCTAAATATCGAGCCTGAATTCCCTTTGAAGTTAAGATTTTATAAGTTTCAAAAAGTCCCGCGTGGAAGAATCCAATATGAACGGCCTTGTTGACCGTCTCCATCACTGCGCCCTCAGTAACCCCAACTAAGTCAGAAATTAAAAAAGTCAAATCGTTATCCCACCGCATGTAATACCCTTCGTCACGATAGATATTACCGAGCAGGGCGATTAGGATAGAGATGGATTGAGGTCCACCGGCTTTTATTAGCCGGCGAACTTTTATGTCACTAAAAAAATCTACGTTCAAGGGGTAGTAATCCAGACCGTTCTTCAATGGTCTGGCCATAGCTGCCTCACTCTGCTTTTTCAGCTACTTCAAATAAATTAACCTGAGCCCGTTTCCCCTTCACGTAGCGGTTTGCTTCTTCGAGGAGAGTTTCGACACTAATCAATTTCTCGTCCGGATACCACCACGAGGTACTAAAGGATATTGAACGCCCAGTTTCAAACGTCAGGGAACCGGTGAGACTTAACTTATCAAACTCAAGTTCAGAATATTTAAAGTTGACCTTAAATAACCAGAGGTTATCTGAGAAGTCGCAGAACTCTCTGAACTGAATTAGGAAAATATCTTTGAGCGCGGAAAAGGCATTTCGCAGCTCAGCACTCGGTAGGTCTTTACTTTTTAAGGTAAGCTGATCCACGAATCCATTAGACTGCTCATAGGCATAACTAATGGAAACGCTATCTGAAGTTAGTTGCAAACTTTTAATTAACATATAACCACTCCTATTCTGCTATATAGACGACCTTGCCAGTCGCCGCAGCAACTTTATTTTTAAACAATTCAGCATCGGAATTGCGATCCGACAGATGCAGTAGGTGTATTTCTTGCACATACTGAAGGTCATTCGCCGCCAGGAACTTAAGCGTGTTCTCCAAAGCAAAATGACTTTTGATTAAGCGGTCCCGGAACTGACTATTTATCTGGCCTTCCCGCACATTAGCATTTAAGATTTCAAAGCTATAGTTGGCCTCCACCATGATGTGGGTCAAGCCCTGGAACTTATAGTGGCAATAATAGCTATCGGTGATATATACCAGCTTATCCGTTCCAGATTGAATCAAGAACCCGTAGTTCGGAACATCATGTTCCAGCGGAAACGGCAGCACTCGAAATGGACCAATATCAACTACCTGCTTAGGCTCCAGCTTATGCACCCAGTGATGAGTACCAACTTTCAGAAAATCGATAGTGTCGTCATTCATGTAGCAAGGAACGCCCAATTTGAGGTAGTCACTAACATAAAGACAATGGTCGCCGTGCCGGTGCGATACCAAGACTCCGCTAATAGTATCAATATGCCCCAGGCCCTTACGCTTAAGCGTTTTCAACGGAACGCCTGCGTCGATAATGAGAGAGCAGCTACCATCTGTCACCTGGTAGCTATTCCCCGTCGAGCCTGAACCAAAGCTCTTAATACTAAGCATTGGAATCCGGAGCCGCAAACATATCGACAGCCCCCTCAGTCCCTTCTGCGACGACCTCACCGGTCACTGGATCCATGAACAACGATTTATTATCAATCTGCTTCGGCTCCTCTGCCGGTGTAGGGTCAATATCAATGGTCTCAACATTAGCATTAATTTCCACCTCACGAGCGACCTCGCTATCAAGAAAATCAGATTCAGCAGCCTTCAAGTTCATATAGTCCGCATCGATTTTGCTGGTGTCGATAGTCAGACTATTATAGGCAGCCCGCTTGATAGTTTTCAGGCACATCTCTGCGAACCAGCCTTCCACGGTTTCCTTCCCGCTTGGCTTGCCGTTGGTGTATACGGCTTTTTCACCGCCCCAGAATTCAGGACTGGCCTTGGCCGGTTTACGTTTAAGAATATCAGCCAGCGTCATGACCACGACCTTATTGCGCGGGTCAGCTTGACCATAATCTAAGTAATAGAAACCTCCTCGAATTTCACCACGGTCGAATGGGTCTCCGATTTCAAATTCATATGACTCAAACGCATGAGAGCTATCCTTCTTCACCATGCGGAAGGAATCTTTTTCATAGACAAGTTCGGTAATAATGGCCTTCGGAGGTTCCAGCGCATATTTCTTCGCTATGAGCTCCAGCCCCTTATAGCCCCTAAGGAATACCATGTGATATTTATTGGTGTGCCCATTTTTATACGGAATCGGGAAAATATGGTTGCTCTGCGCCGGGTCCAATCCAAGGCGGCAGGCAGATACAACATCACGAGCAAGCAATTCCAGGTCAACATTATTCCAAGTATAGGCCAGCGCCTCACGATATTTCTCGGACTTCTTCATGCGCTTTTCTTCGGCCTGCCCCAGGACACTATCGATGACCATGAAGTAACTTTGACCGAGCCGCTTCTGATGATCCGTGAGCGGCATCACCGCTCCGCCACCAACACTCGACAACTCTTTATTTACCATATTCACGAAACGCTGTGACATGTTCAATTCTTGCTTACTTTCGACTACATTACTCATAATTTCCTCCTTAATTAATCGTTAACTTACGATGATTACTCGACACAACTAATCTAATCACCTGACTATTACAATCGATAAACTGAGTGACCGCTTCGGCATTATCGATAAACACCGGAGCCGATAATTTATAGTGGGCGGTCAAGGTATTAATAATATCTAGACCGACGTTGATGCGGGCCGCATTATTCATGCTGCTGTAAGGCACATCTTTATAGAGGGTCTCGCAGCACTCTTTAATTCCGCCGTTCACCTGCTGCTCGAATAACTTAAACCTGGCCAATTTGAACTTATCTGCCACGACGGATTCCAGAGCTTCCACCTTAGCCAGCATGAATTCTTCAACGAGTACCTGATGGTCCAGGACTATATCAAAGTCTCGACGCAGCTCAAGCTGTCGCGCTTCGAGTTCTTTAACACGAGCCTTGGCTTGGCTAGAGCTTTCAGAGGTGGCCATGTTATTGCTAGCCACTGCAATCTCTTGGTTGAGCTCGCTAATCTTCCGTGACAACGCAGCCTCTTCATCTACGATCGTAGTGTCCAGGTTCGCCAATTTCTCCCGCAGCTCGGACTGCTGAGTAAGCAACTGCATATATTCTGCATCAGAATTCACATCTGGCTTTACCGTGAATAAATGCTCGCCCTCCAGCTTGGCCAAATCATTTTCAACCGCACCAATAACCAAGGTTAGTTCTGCCAGCGCCTTTTCGGACTTCGCTTTATTGGATTTATGGAACTCGTATTGATGAGTTTGCTGTTCAATCATTTTTTTAATGTTTGCAAGCTCCCTCGATTTTTTCAGATTAAAATCTGCCAGAGCCTTTTCGCGTGCAGCTGCAACCTGGTCTGCCGGCAATGGCTGATGGCAGGTAGGGCACTCGGTTTTATCCGTGAACTCGAACGTGCGACTATTTAAGTCGTTCCATTCTTTATTAATTGCCATGCCCCGTTCGTGCGATTCTTCTAGTAACTGCCCTTGGACATTAATCTGAGATTTCATGTCATCCATCAACCGATTATTTCGGGCTAGCTCATCGGATAGCTCTCGCTTCTTTGCACGGTAGGCATCATCGATCTTACGCCACTCTGACTCCACCGCTTCCTTACGAGCCTTGAGTTTAGTCTCTACCAAAATCAGCTGTGACTGAGTTTCACCCAAAGCACCGCCGGATCGTAGTCTTGCCTTCTGCTCCTGCAGCACCGCTAGTTCTGCAGCAAATTTCTCACGACGCTGCGATTCTGCAGCGTAGTCAATATTGGTTTTCGATAACGTACGAACGAGCTCATCAATTCGGGCTGGAATCATATCGAGCTCATCCTTGATTGCCTTGCGCTTCGATGCAATGATTTTCTTTAAATCATCCACCGTCTTACCGGTGAGCATATCCAGCAGCGGCTTCAAGTTTTCATTTCGACTAATAATATCTTCGTCGGATACCTCACCGCAGATTTCCATTAAAATACGGCGGCGGTCTTCCCATTTAAGCTGCTCGTTAAAGAACAATGGATTTGTGATAAGTTTGAAAATGTTCTCCGGGATCAGCTTATCGATGTAGTCCTTATATTCGCGCTCTTTCACCGGAACCCCATTGATTAGGTAGTCGGTAGTATGACCGGCCAGGACTTCTTCATAGCCACGCTTGCTCTGGTAACGCTCGCGATACACACGCTCCAGGCTGAGCTGTCCGTTATCCGTTTCAAACTCCGCATACACAGAGTGGTCGATATTAGCAATCGGCTTGCCATCTTCACCAAGAGTCTTGATTTCAAAGTTGGTGCGGTTCTGGCTATCTTTGCCAAAGAGTAACCAGGAAAAGCCATCAAACAAGGTGGTCTTGCCGGTAGCGTTATCACCGTACACCGACATCGATGTTTGGCCTTCGGGCATCACCATTTCAAATTCTCGGATGCCTTTAAAATTCTTTAAGCTTAACTTTAATAATCTCATGGAACCTCCTACTGCATTAATGCCATAATTTCAGGCGCCCAGGATTCTGGAGCCTTAGCCCAGAACGAAGTATCTCCGGTGAACCCTTTTTTCGACATCCAGTCTAAGACAATTGGATTGCGGGCCTTGGGGTCTTCATTCGCCCATTGCTTCAAGGAATTAATTGCATCTTTTAAAGATACAGCCTGGTGAGCCTCTTCTGCTTTATCCACAGGTTCATCCACAGTCTCCGCAGCTGCAGGTTGAGGTTCTTCTTCAACAGGTTCTGGAGCCACCGCGGCAACCTCAGCTTCGTTCATTTTTTTTCCGGATTTCAATGCAGCTAATTCGTCTGCCGGAACGACTTCCAGCCCCATAGCATTGAGATATTTAATAATTTTCTTGTTTAAGTTCTCGACGGTCGACCCGTCAAATTTGAATTCCATCATGTCGCACTCCTGTGATATAATAAATGTAACTAGATTTTAGTTTGCCCCTTTAGCCATGCCAGTGGCTGAGGGGCTATTTTTTTCGATTGAAACTATACCCGCCGTAGCTACAATCTTTTTCTTGATCGTAAGCACGAGGTACTTTATAGGTACCAGTAATAACTGGTTCAACCACCGGCTCAATCGCTGGTCTGATAATGGGAGATTCATCCTCGTATTCTTCATAACGATCCGCATCGTTACACCAGTTTATTAGGATTGCGATAAAGCATAACATAAACATCGCCCCGATAATCATGCCCACAACAAAAAAGTCAATGTTCAACTCGGACATTCAATTCACCTCCCTTCTGCGCAGCCTTCCACTGCTCAAATTCTTCCAGCCACTCCGGATTACGACGGAACGCTCTCACAATCTCCAGCGCAACATCCGCCAGACACTCGTCGAATGATTTCATAAAACCGCCTCCTTTTTGTCGCATTTTTGAGATTGAAGTTATAAAAAAATTTCGATAGCTTCTGTGTTACTCAGGTCCAAGCCATTTACTATCTTTTTAACTTCTCCAATGGTGAAATCATCGCCGCCCTTGGTTAAGCGCCGATATAAAGTGGCTCTCGGAATATCGACCGCATCACAAAATGTACCAAGGGTAAATCCTTTTTCGACTACTTTGCCTTTAAATTTATCGACATTCAATATATCGCCTCCTTTCGCATTTTTGATACAACCTAAGTTTAAGCTATTTGAAATTTTTAGTCAAGGCTTTTTTCGCAATTTTGAAACTTATTTATTCCGCTCGGAATATTTTTGTTGCAATTTTGAAACATCAATGATATACTTTATCTCAGGAAGGAGGTATCTAAATGGAAGTCCAAGAACGCATAAAACAACGTAGATTAGATATGGGACTATCGGTCGATAGAATGATTTCTGAGCTTAAAAAGTTAGGTGTGACCATGTCACGCGCAACATATTATAGATACGAAAGTAAAGACATCGATAAAATTCCAATCTCATCATTACCACCAATAGCTACGATTTTACAGACTACTCCGGAATATCTCATGGGGTGGGATGTAGATGAAAATAAATCCAAAGATACCATTAATTTTTTACCATCGCACCACTACACAATGGTGCCTTACTCTGTATCAGCAGGTGCGCTCAGCGAAATTGAGTCCATCCAGAACTTGCCACAAATCAGTGTTCCGGATGCCATGCTCGGACGCTACGCTGGCAATAAAAGTATTATGCTAATGACTGTCAACGGTGAGTCTATGAATAAGATTATCGAGCATGAATCAATAATCGCGGTTAAGACTGACGTAGAGCTGACCGACCTGCACGACGGTGACATCGTGGTTATAAGTAACGAGGGCGAATACACCGTAAAGCGTTACTTCAACGATACAATGAACGAACGGTTTATATTTAGACCAGATAGCAGCTGCCCAAGCTTCACCGACATAATATTCAGCTACGATAATGCCGACAATCTAAAACTCATCGGTCGCGTAGTGATGTACAACGTGTTCTTATAAATAAAGGAGTGACAACCATGCTAGCAAGAATCTTACTAATCGCAACATTATTCCTGAGCACAGCATTATCAACATATGCAGCTGACCTCTTAGGGAAACCAGTATATGAGCCTTACCAGGAATATTACAATAATGATGAGAACTATCCGATTCTCACTGCCCGCCAGGGATGGGCTACATATATGGATCGTAGCTCCATCGTCGCACTACAGGATGATGAAAAAGGAATTCTCTTCGCATACAACTGGATTGAGGTAAACTTTGATAAACCAGGACACCCTGTCACACGATACGGTACACGCTGGTACTATCATGATTGGAGTGAACCGAATGCCATCTACATTAAATCAGGACAAAATTCACAATGGGATAAATTCCTACTTACCGATAAAAGAGGTCTAGCCAAACGTCAGATTGACGGATTCTTAATCGGCTGGAAGGTTCTCAAAGGTACCAACTACCGAATCTAATATAAGCAACTATTTCCAAAATGGAAAAAGATGAAATAAAAAAATCCCTCACCCGCTGGAACGGATAAGGGATGACTTACGCACCATAGGGTGGCGCGCATAATTAAGCCTATTAAAATTATAGCACGCTCTATGGCAAATTACTATGTCTAAAAAGGAGCGTGCTAATTTTATGAGCAAAAATTGTGTAATCTACGCCCGGTACTCTTCCGACCGGCAGCGCGACGAAAGTATTGAAGGTCAAATCCGCGAATGCACTGCGTTCGCAGAACGAGAAAATCTAACCATAATAAAGACATACACCGACCGAGCCATGTCTGCCCGGACTGACCACCGCCCAGAATTCAAAAAAATGATTCAGGATAGCGCCAAAGGTGCGTTCCAGTATGTGCTGGTTTACCAGCTCGACCGATTCAGCCGCAACCGCTATGACTCCGCGATGTACAAATCCAAACTAAAGAAAAATGGAGTCAAGGTCATATCGGCCAAAGAAAATATCGCCGATGATCCAAGCGGCATCATCCTGGAGTCGGTGCTTGAGGGCATGGCCGAATATTACTCGGCAGAACTCTCGGTTAAAGTTACCCGCGGTATGACTGAAAATGCACTTAAGGGTGTCTGGCCAGGAGGACCTGTACTGCAGGGTTATAAGTTAGATCAGGATAGAAAAGTAATCATCGACGAGGAATATAAGCCTATGGTCGAATTTATCTTCAATGAATATATCAAGGGGCAGAAAATGCAGTCCATCGCAATGCAAGTTAATGCAATGGGATACCGACGTCAAACCGGGAGAAAATTCACGATGCAATCCATCGCCGGAATCCTCGACAACGAAAAATATACCGGAACCTTCATCTGGAAGGATATCCGGATTGAGCAGTGCTACCCTGCAATAATAGATCCAGAAACCTTCAACCATGTAAGGGAGTTGCGAAAATTGAGACGGAAAAAGAAAAACAGCAAAAGTGAAATATACCAACTCTGCACCAAGCTTGTATGTGGCAAGTGCGGTGCCGCCTACATCGGCATGTCCGCAAAATCATCGAACGGCATCAAGCACTATTATTACGCCTGCTACAACCGGCGCAAGCATGGCAGCTGCGACGCCAAAAACATACGGTGCGCAGATATTGAAAATTTAATCATCGAGCATACTTACAAAATGCTGCAGGACGAAACAATCGTCAATAAAATTGTGCAGCAGGCGGTCCGCGCTCAAAGTACCCCGCTGGTAGAGGATAACACCTTAGAGAGATTAAAGAGTGAGCTATCTGCTAAAGAAAATGAACTTAATAACTATATGCAGGCTATCGCTGGTGGGTTGCACTCTAAGACAATCAATGCAGCTGTCGAAAAAACCGAAAAAGACATCGAGCAGCTAAAGAAGGATATCGCAAAAGAAGAACTTCGGAAACCTGCCTTCGTGCTCACCGAGGATCATGTAAGATTCTTCCTTCACAAAATAATAAAGGGAGACCCTTCTGCAGCAGCCTCCCGTGAGCGAATAATCGATACCTTCATTCGCCAGATTACAATATATGATGGCTACCTCGAAATAGCCTATAATTACAAAAGCGAACCTCCAGCACTCAACAACATTCAAGTACTAAAAAGTTCGCTTTCATCAGGTGTGGTGGACCATAACACTATAAAAACAAATAGATATGACTTCTTCAAAGATTATTTTATATGCACGCTATACATATATTCTTAATCACCAGGACGCAGCGACTCAATCTCGGACTTCGATAGATATGGCTTCCGCGACATTAATTCATCGAGTACCTCTCCGATTGGCATGCGCTCTTGACCACTCTGGCGTTCAAAGGACCAATTTATGATTTGGCCATCGGCATCACGAGTAACAGTAATAAATTCTCGTGGATCCAGGCCACCGTCAATTTCAGACTTTAGATCATGCGCGAATAAATCTGCCCGGATATAATCAAGGCAATACAGCACTGCCCGTTGCGCGTAGCTGGGCGGGGAGGTTATCCCCCGCTCCCAGTCATTATAATTGCGATAGGACATCTCTAGCAACCGGGCCGTCTGAATCTGACTCAGGCCTGCAGCCTTCCTTGCCTTAACTAAACTTTCTCTGAATTCGTTCATTCTGCCTGCACCCCTTAAACGACCATATCGTAGTTACACTTAATATTAAAATCCGTATTGTTGTTAATATAATCTATGGTGCCTTCCGTATCCAAGGCAAAGATATAAGGATCAGTATCATGATTACCATATCTAAGAGATTCTTCAAGATAATCAAAAAGATCTTTAATCATATCACCCTTAGCTACAACCTTACCATTTCTAGTTATTATTAACTCCTCCCGGAACAAGAATAAATCTTTATCCGCAAGGACTTCAGCAACATCTTCTGGAACGTACGCTTCGAGATTGTATTCAGTTATTATTTCTTCCAGCGTTCCTTCAAATTCAAAGTCCAAACATCTTTCACTTTTCGAAACCATGAAATATGCGTATTCATCGTGTAAATAATAACGTTTCATTTTTACATCCTCCTAATTATAAACGATAACTTTTCATTTTAGCAATTCAATTTATTTGGATGGAGGGTCTAACTCGACCCTCCGTTATTTTTTTATTAATGTTTCATTGCCCACTCCATAGCATGGCCGTTATCTTCGAAAAGGGCATCGCTTACACATTTTAATTGAATTTCACTGTCGCAATAGTGTTCATCGGTGGTATATTCATAAACAGCACCGAACCAATAATATTCACCACGATCAAAATGAGTGCCAGCCATAAGAACTTTATCGCCAAAATTTAATACTGTGTAGCCGCGCATTTCTAATCTTTCGGAAGTTTTGAATTCAGCCAATTGGTAATAAATTCCTAGATTAATTTTCATGATTTGTTCCTCGCCTTCTTAATAACCTTATCCAGGGCCTTTGCTCTACCCCTTTGCTTGTTTGTATACTACCTTATTATAAACACATTAGCAAGTCATTTATAACATTTTCTGCATATTTTTTATATATATTTTAAAGAAAAATAGAACATAATTCCAATTCAGGCAATAAAAAAAGAGGGGCTATATAGCCCCTCTAATTATTACGCACATAACGTCGTGCGCCACGAGATAATGGATCACCGTACCTTTCACCACTGAACGACCGTATACATGACAGTCGCACCTTTTATTTTTGCGCCATCCAACTGAACTAGCCCCTCAACTCTGCCGGCCTGGTAGCCCAGGGTCGGATAGACTTTATCTTCAATCACGGTCACACCAGCCTTGAGCTTATGCCCTTTATTTAGATTAATTTTATAAACATCAACCTTCTGAGCTTCGACATTTGGAGTAACGACGGTGCGGTCGCTTTTCTCCGCAACCACCACTGGCAACGCAGCGTCTTTCTTTTCAATAGCCTTTACAGTTTCAGCTGCAGCAGTTTCCACATCCGGAGCAGCCACCACATACGTGGCCACCGGAGCAGCCTTCGGTATTTCGGCGACGACCTCCGTCGCTTCTTTAGGTGTAATTTTAATCGCCTGAGCCAGTGCAGCCGGATCCGCAACCTGGGTCTGCGGTATGACTTTCGGCGCCGTGACTTTAGGAGTTCGATTATTAATATAATAAGCAGTCGCCAGGATAATCGCCACTACGACCAATGCAGCATATATGATATAAGCGATTTTTTTATTATTCATAATTAATACTCCTTCAGTAACCCCTGACCACGATAATAGTTGGCATTGCCACGAATAAAGTCACCACCAGACCATGCAGGGTCACCTTCTCGTGCAACCCATAAGTCCCAGCGTTCACATGTGCTGTCAGGCCCATATGGCTCATGCGGACTAAGGCCGTCTTTATTATCAGCGGCTTCCGCATGCGTCATAACGCGATTAATATCGATAGTTAGATTAAGCGCGTCTGCAAGGACGCATACAACTTGTGCCAACGCATTATGCTGCTGTTCGGTCGGCGGATATGGCCCTAAATTATTACGTCCAACAGCATCTAACGCACAGCATAATGCAATAGATATACTGCCACTGTTCCGCCTAAAAGTAGCAGATTTCAAATCGCTAAAATTATCGGTAGATACATAGACTGAGCCATCACCAGTAATCGAAATATGGTAATCGGAAAATATCTGATAATGACGACCAGCGGTCCAATGGCAATAAATTTTAACATCACGCCCTAGACTCTGCGCAGCCGACCATAAGGGATAATATGCCTGACGCGCTAACTGCTTAACCTCTTGCAAACTTACCTGTCTGATACTCATACCATTACCTCCCTAAATTAAAAGACCGCTCTATTTCAGGCGGTCCTTTTTTTCTTCCAATATTCTGATTAAAATCTTATCGATTCCAGCCGGGACATTAATTCCAGATCTTCGTGCATTTTCTAGAATCGATACAAGCTCATTAGTAATGAACGCATACGCAAACATCAAAAACGGACCGCCGATTCCATAGTGGACTTCAAATCGATGCACAGCAGCCAGGACCGCTAAACATACAAATTTCTTTAGAACTCCACGCAGCCCTTTTTTACTGGAGAGTCCACTATATTCAATGATTGACGCGGCCATGCCCGTGAAAAAATCAATGGCCATGAGGAAAAATAAAAAAATCACTTCGTTGGACCACCCCAGGCAATAGGCAATAAAAGGTCCAACAACACCACCTACTGCCCCCACTTGCAACTCCGTTTCGGTCGGGGCCAAACTTTTAAGAAATACAATAAAATCATTCATTCGCCGCTTCCCTTTCTTTTTCTGCTTCAATCTCCGCATCACATTCCGCGATGGCGTCGATATATACATTTAAAACACAATCTTCATCTGGGCAGCGACCGTCTTCAGTAAGCTCAGCCGCGCAATATTCACAATACAATTTATTCTCCATGTTTAAACCTCCTTAATCTTCTGGATCATAGCCGCGTTATTAGCCTGATATTGGTCACGCAATTGAGCTGCCAATTTATCATTCCCCTGCAAGAGGGCAGTCAACATGCGGTCCTGCAGCGGTGCATTCGCCGCATCAGTTTCGGCCTTAATCGCTTGAATCTTAGCCTTGCGCTTTTCAGCTTCGGTTGGCACATATGGAGTTGGGATAACCGGTTCTTCACCGCCCCAGACATACTTACCATCCGCCAGCTTCGCCTGGATACTCGCGTCTTCATCGCGCAGATAAATCTTACCAGGATATTCTTCTTTTGCTTTAGCTTCAAGTTCGTCCCAGCTAAAACCGTGGACATCCATCCAATACGACGCCAGGCGTTTACTCTCCCCGTTTTTATCGGGAAGGTCAAGTACGATAAGATATTGATTGTCCATAATTTTTATTCCTTTCTTTAACATTGGAGGTACAAAATGAAATTACCAAACAACTACGGCTCAATAACCAAGCTATCCGGTAACCGACGCAGGCCATTCATGGTCCGCAAAAGTCTTGACGGGAAACAATTAGTGATAGGTTACTTTGAGACAAAAGAAAAAGCTCTGCAGGCACTAGCCGATTACAACCGACAGCCTTCGGAGCTTCCAAAAACAAGTATTACGTTGACGACATTATATAAACAGTGGCTTCCGCACCACGCACCCAGCTTATCCAAATCAGGCGTCGCCAGCTATGAAAATTCATACCGGCACATTCAGTCGATTGCAGCTATCCCGATCCAGAATCTCACATACGATGACTTCCAAGGTGTCCTGGATGCAATGCAGCTGTCTTACGCTAGTAAGAAAAAAGTCCGGTCGCTCATCAATCAGCTCTGCAAGTTTGCGATTAAAAAGGACCTCATGCAGCGGAACTTTGGAGACCTCGTTACGATAGGCAAGAACTCTAAAATCAGGCCACATAAACCTTTCACTCGCCAGCAGATTAATAAGCTCTGGCAGCTTAACACTACAGAGTCCGACGGAGCGCTTATCTTGCTTTACACAGGCATGCGCTGCGGGGAACTCTTAAACCTCCGGCGCCGGGATATTAACCTCAAAAGTAAATATCTAACAGTAACAAAATCAAAAACCAAAGCTGGAGAGCGGCGAATCATACCGATCCATAAGCGGATACAACCAATAATTGAGAGTCGCTGTTCTCAATACCAGGACCGACTATTCCCAATTTCATACACCAACTTTGCCAAACATTTTAGTCGCATAACCAATGGCAAACATACGACCCATGACTGCCGCCACACTGTAGCAACCATGCTGGATTCCGCCGATGCGAACCCGAATGCAGTGCGCGCTATTCTCGGTCACAAAAATGGCGACATCACTGACAAGGTCTACACGCACAAAGGCTTGCGGGACCTGCGTCGAGCCATCAATTTGCTGAAATGATGTTACAAGCTTGCTACTACCGCAGCACCCAATATAACTTAGACCACCGCCTAAACAAACGACTTTTAATGTTACAAATTAGTTACTAAATAGCAGAAATAATATCAGCATACTGGCTCCAATACGGGGCTACTTTATATTTCTCCACCCCTTCGGCTGGAACCTTGATAGATTTAATAAAGCCTCCCTGTGCAAAGAAAAATGGACCATTTAAGGTAGGTGGTTCAACTTTTCGCACGGTTAAGTCAAGCTGACAACTAGAATCAAAGCACACATAGCAATCGATATATGTGCATTGTCCCCCTATGTCAAGGGTTTCAAGATTGTTACAGTAAATAAACAAATTTCTCTCCACCCTCCTAATTGCTGGTAAATTAACATGGCGTAATGCGGTCATGCTCATAAACGCATAACCATCAATCTTTTGACACATTGGTAAGTTAATAGTTTCGATTACCTCGTTGTAACGAAACACCTCTCTTCCAATGTTGGTGAGAATATCGCTATTTGGCACTTTTTTGAGGTATTTGCACCCCCAAAAGGTGTTGTTAGGGAGTTCTCTTACTTTGCCCAAATCTACATCTGCTAAGTTTGAGCAAGTCCCAAATGTAGATGTTTTCCAGTTCAATGTTTCAAGATTAGGGGCGACAAATTTAACTAGGCTTAGATTATAATCAAATGCTTTTTCGACCTTAATCGACTTCAAATTTTCATTTGTATAGCTAATCAAGGTCGCTTGTTTCATATATATAAGCGATACAATTTCTTGTTCTTCGCCTATATAGTTTCCCCAATCGTAACTACCATCAGCAACAGCAGCTAAATCCACACCGGTGGATATTCCGTCAATCGCCCCAGGCATTTCAGAGGGCAGCATCTTCTCATCGCTGCCCCGTTTAGCTTTTATAGAATCAGCAATCCGCTGTAAGGTGGCGTCATCAATTAAGACCATAGACATCAATAACGCACCTCCTCTGCATTCACGATATTTGCCAGAGCCAAATCGACTAACTCTTTAACCTTAGCCTCGGTGAGCATAGATTGTTTTAAATTGCTTAAATCAGTTTTAATCTTTAGGATGCCGTTATTCAACAATTCCTGCTCATCAAACATATCATTGAACTTCTGTCGGAGTTGGCTAATATCGGCACCAACAGCACCCTCGATAACATCCTTTATTTGCTGCTCGGTCAGAAAATATTTTACGGTCTCCTTAAGATAAAAAATGTCGTCGCCAAACTCCATGTTCATACGAGCGACTGCATCATTTATCTCGCGCCCAAAGGCTTCTGCCGTGGCCAGTCTTGCGTACAGATTTGACAAATCCGGTAAGGATTTATTAATTAAAACCTGCACGTCGTCCGTAGTTAAATGCGGCAACGTCTCTAACTTTTTAATTCGACCTAATACCGAGGATAAATCTACATCGCCCGTAGATCCACCAGAACCTTTGCTGACGTTAACCCTAACCGGATTAGACGACTTAACCACTTTCACTTTAACGTGATGATCACACCCCATATTATCACTCCCCTTTAGTTTAACCACCATCCTTAATAAGTTCAGAGCGATACGCGTGACCTGGGGAAACGAATATATCGCCCTGCATGATACGAGTTGATTCTGCTCCCTTAATCATCTGAATATCATAGCACAAAATATTTTTATGCGATTCTTTATTATATGCCTTCAGCTCTGCGGTAACAGCCTTTGGCAATAGCAACTGGATCGTGCCAGGACTAGTAATTTTGCATTCGGCCTCGACCGTCAGCACTTCCTCGTCCAGATTATATCGCGCACCAAAGATAAACTTACAACCGGTAGTGTCATAAGGTGCGCCAGAATCATCGGTCAAATCAAAAGATTTATCAAAGTCATCCCCTTGGGGCACTATTAAATTCATCTTGGCAACCAAGTATATCACATCCTTTCAAAGGAATTATTATTTTAAAATATAGAATCTTAGAGCATCACCTCTCTTCGAACCATCACAATAACCAAGGTGGAGCTACTCCGCGACCAGCTAATAATGCTACGACAGCTACCTTCGCTACATCGTTTGGCGGCACTGATTATATTATTGTGCCTGTAGGCGTTATCGATGCCAGCGATAATAAATGGGGTCTAACGGTCAATGTTCTTAAGGATTATAAAAAGGCAGATAGCTGCACATTTAGAACATCGGACAGTATTGCACCAGCCTGCTATTATTTTGCTGTCGGAATGCTCGTTGCTTAGCCAAGGTATAAAAGTTTCTGGAACTACTGGTAGTGCATTAAATTCGGGATATTCTGAAGGTGAAAAATTAATTACATATCCTATTCCATTTAAGGAGTTGTTAGGTTTCACATCTGGGCTCGTCGATACTTCTGCTACGTTTGCCGAGCATGCCTCTGTAAATCCTAATAATTCAAATGCACGTGTATTCTTACACGCTTTAACGGCTACTAATGTAGAAATCACTACTTGGTTATGGCTTGTAGGGATATAGCCAAGGTGGATGGAACGTTATCCCTGAAGGCAAAACGACCTCGGTTCAATTACCGACCGTCTTTATAACAAGAGCGTTTAGACCACTGGTAACATGGGATGACCCTACGACCGCGATTAAAAGTAGTACTATTTTTTCGTGCGGTGCATCAGCAAATACATCGACAATAACTATAGGCTTGCATACTGAAAATAATAATGGGGGCCGCGGTGTAAATTGGTGGGTTATAGGGTTTTAAAACCCTATTCCTAACCATAAAATAGTTACATTTTGTTCGATCCCAGCAAAGTTATCAATAAATTTAAGTTGAGAATTATTCAATTGATATTTTTCATCAAACACAATGTTTACCGAGGTATCAGAACCAATATGGATAGCTCCAGCAAATAATCTTTTGCTTAAGCTTGTAGGCAATGTAAAAGCTATCCGAGTAGTATTTAATCCACCTTGGAGAATCAATCCCCCAAAGAGTCGACCAAGGCTAATGCTCCAGGCGTTAGGATTATCAAAATTATATTTAACCCCATACTGAGATAACGTTTCAGACCCGATAGCATCCATGACTGCCTTAATAAAATTACGATCCGTGAGAAAAGCTAACAAAGCAGCCTTAACAAAGGCCGTATTAGCAATATTCGTATTATTCGAGCTCGTCGGCTGAGTCGGAATAGTCGATGCAGCCTGCATCGTTACACTGCTCTTAAATGTAGTCGGCCCAGCAACCGTTCCGCCTGTAGAGAGTTTCAGATACTCAGCGAACTTTGCAGAATGAGCACTGCTGCTCACATTATGACTATTCAGGCCACTCGATGCACTCGATACAGCATTCGATATGAGCTGTCTAATTTTGGCGTGCGCATTAGCGTCCCCGTCATGAGATTCAAGCAAGGTTCCGATGAACGCAGAAAATGCATTTTGCAAGGAATCAAGCAATACGCTTTCATCCTCGTCGGTTGCATCCTGCCCCTGGGCTTCGATAAAATTAGCCAAAGACTTAACCATAATAGATGCTTGCCGGTAGAACTTATTATGTAACCGTCGGTCTGCAACACCGGAGGCCACACCTTTCTGACGCTGCGTCGCAGCTTGGTATTCAGAGTCGTTCATTGTATCGATTTCCTTGAACGCCTCATTAAAAATCATGAAATTATTTTCTGGCATAATGTCCTCCTTTCAAATTAAATCCAATAACCTTGGTCATAACCGCGGTTATGCAATTCGTCCTTTTCATAACTAAATGCCGGATATTCTGTGATGTCCTTCGACCAATAACCAAGGTCATATCCTCGCAGCCCTGGAACGTCAACATCATACGCAAAAAGAGCCTGTTCGGATGCATAGTAGTTAACACGCACCCCTCCAGGCTTCGGTACAATATATCCTTTTTGCAATAATTCAGTGAGCAGCGGCTCGGTCGGGCCGACCATATAAACATCCATAGTCATGTCCATATTATCCTTGATGCCCAGCACATATTCAGGCAACACATCAGCCCATTTATCCGCTAATTCATCGATGCCACCTTGCCACATGTTCTGGCAGATTTTAGCCTTCAAAATAGTACGGAATAAATGGTCATTCAATATCGATGACACACCCGCATATGGATCGTAGGCAACCTGCCGATTCACACCGACAAATTCGGAGACAACATCAAGCTGCGCACCTTCCGCTTGGTCTACATCAAACTTATCGTCCAGGTCGACTGCAAGCGCGAATATGTCGTCTGTATATTTAAAGGTATTCCGCAGCATCGCCATATACTTTGGCTTGTCCGCGTGCTCTGGCGTTACCAAAGCGAGGTAATGTTCACGCAGTTCCATTTACAACACCTCTTCCACCCGGATGCCACCATAGGCTGCCACCTCATTAAAATCAACAACGACCGTCTGCAGATTCTGACTAGTTTCAGATTCACCCAACTGCAATTCAGTAATCACAAAAGACGGAGCTTTGAGGTCCTGCATCGACTTGGATGCAGCCGCCCATAATGGAGTCGCATACACTTCCTGACCAATCTTCAGAGTATCCAAATATTCGGTCACATTAGTTTTAATGGCCGCTTCGATATCACGAGTGAACCCAGGTAATTTTTTAATCTTCATAGCGACATAAATCGGCTTAGGCTTAGCCCGGAAGAATTTAATATCCACCGGAGTGCCATTGCCAGCGGTAATCACTACATGCTTATCGCCATAGGTTCCCGTCCCAGGTCCCTTACGTTTATAGATAACTCTTGCAATATCAGTATCAAGGCCACCCTCGGCCACAACGCACACCGAGTGCGCCGGCACAGTATTGTCATCGGTAACATTGGTGTCGTTTTCATACACCGCGAACCGCTGAATATTATCGACAGCAGCTACTCCGGCAATTAAGCTATCAATCATCGATAAGGACGGAGTCGCCACCGATATGCTTTGCCTGGAGCGTAATGCCTCATCGGTTTCGATAGGCTGACCAGGAATCGCCGCTGCCGGGTTATCCACACTAACCCAGCCCTTAGTCGGAGTCGATATTTTATTAATTTCATGCGCCAGTGCCTTCACAGCACCAAGTTCCACCGCTACGGCGGTAACCGTAACTGTCGCAGTAGTAAATGTAACTTTTTCAGGTAATTTCCATTTATTTCCAGATTCATCCGATGCCACCCCATTCACAATTTCCGCACCAACATCACCAGTCAATTCCAAATCCACCATGGAATGCGATGCAGCCTTTCGGTGGATGCCATTCAGCTTAACGACAGAATCGAGCCCCGTCCCGACCGAGGTCTTAACGCTACGATTATTCCAAATAATCTCAAGCAGCTGCATGCAGTCATAGATTTTCAACGCATGGATTGAGATATACTGATAATCTTGGCTATCCGGTTCGAGATACACATCTTCGCCATAAATAGCCTTATGGTCTGCAATCATGTCCTCCAGTATCTCTTGGTAGGTAGGAATATGCAATCCGGCAGCATCTATATAAGGTGCCCTATAAGCCATTCACATCAACCTCCTCAACATTTACCGGCCCAAAGTTTGTATCCACGATAAAAGAAACTTTGAGCTCGCGCGTATCTGGATTATGTAAGAGTTCAAAAAAAAGGAGACTATTCACATGAATAGTCCCCAGAACCCGGTCTTTAATTTCACGCTCGGCCAAATCTAAATCACGACTACCGAGCAAGTCGCGCATAGGAATTCCCTCTTCGAGGTCTTCCCACCATTCGTACTTCCATAATTTAAGCCGCGTCACGATAGCCTGCACCACCGCATCATGATCGGTGATAAAACAACTACTTCCGGATCCAAAAGTGTAGTCGCCACTAGCGTCTAATTTACGATATCTCATTTCGGACCTCCTGTGGTGCTACCACCAGACATAACACCAGAGTGCACATGACTTTCAATCGAAATGCCTTTAATAATAGCATTTTCTGAAGTAGTCAAATGCCCCGTGATATTTACATCGCCAACAATATTAATGGTTCCGTCTGCCAATTCGATATACGATCCACCCCCAAGCGTGCGCAGCTGCGCCGTGCCGGTAGAGTAACCGCCTAACTTCTTAACCTGAGAGGTAAATCCAAGGATAGCAAAAGCGTCCGATAGATCGTGTCGCCGACGCTCAACCTGATTCTGAATTCCTCCAGATTGCCACCAAGCATCAATGCACATGTCTGCAAAAATAACTAGACACTCATCACCAACGGTAACCGGTAGGGTCAATGCATAGTTCCCAGCTCGGTACACGAATAATGGCACCTCTTGCAGCTCAGGAATCTCAACCCATTCAGAGCGGCCATCAATATCAATTAGCTTTTCACGAATCGCCGGTTTAACAGATACGGTCTGCCGGTCAGGATTAAATGCAGTAATTATACCTGGCATAGCCACGCGCAGCACCCTGTCATAATAATCCATAAACTGGTCTAGACTATCAGTCTTAACTCGTTCTTCAATTGGTATCAATCACATCACCCCCTTATGTCCTGCTCGGCAGAATCTACCATTAAAGGTAACCCTGCTCGGCCATTACGACCGATTCCAATTACTTCCGTAGTCCAAACTTCGCCGTGAGTGTCGCCAGCATGGTGTATCGAGTACACCTGATATTCTCCATCTTGGTCAAAGACACTCTGCTGCGACTGCTTCTGCTGACCGCCACCCTTACCATTCGGTAGATTTATAGCTTGCCGATTAATAATAGAATTATCAATCTTGATCATGCCATTAACTACAATCAAAGGATTAAGCAACGATACAATTCGAATGCCCTCGTCCGTATATTCCGGTGTACCGACCAGCCCCGTAGTAGGGGTAAGAACAATACAATGGTTTTCAGGAATCGGGTCCGTGAACTTGCGCACCGTGAGCTTGCCATCATTTATCCAATAAAAGCTGCCGTTACCCTTGGAGATATCGTTCAGATAGTCCTTCGGGCGTCCAAATAATACCTTCGGACGTGGCAGCTTCGCCTGGTCCATATTCTCTGACACCTCTTCGGTTTCGATTGGTTGCTTCGAAACCGATGCCAGACTGACGACTACATCACGAGGAGTGCTACCTGCAGCCAGTGTAGTTCGCACAAAATTTAGATCCAGGAACGCGGACCCGTCGACTGCCAGTATTTCCAAACGATAGTTGATACCTTCTTCGCGATTGCGAAATACCTGAATAATTTGCCCTGAGAAAATAA